GATTTGGGAAGTTTGTATACTCTGGCGATGAACCCGACCTCCCGATCGGTGCAGACGATGAAGTCGTCGGAAAAACGAGACGATTCCGAACGGCGACTTCTATCGATAATAAATGCAGGATACTCTTTCATCTATTTTTGAATAATTATGGCAATAGCGTAGGTTGTCGAATCTTCTGTTAGTTTCATATAAGAGGAGTAGTCCTCCTCGCCGGTTATGGGATTTATGTTATTTTCAAAATTCAACCCCTCCCATGTGTTGCCCACATTTATCCAACTCCACGGAGCAGATCCGGCTCGTTGTTTGATAATGACCGGCTGGCGATCGAACTGATCCAAATGTAGGATATCGGCAATGCGTTCTATATCTTCCCACTTGTCGAAATCGTAAATTATCACTTCAGTACTACGGTTGATAATTTGAAGAAGTACCCCACCGATTTCAATGCGCTTTACATTAGCCTCGGCATTCTTGATAATTTCCTCTTTCGATACTTCGGCCTCCAATTGATCAGCCTCCATGGTGTTGAACGTGTGCAGCTCATCGACTTTGTCCGTCGAAATCTTATTCGCCGCGAAAGCGATGCACCAACGCTGTTTTTCGGACAACGTGATAGCCTTGCCGATATTTATCGATTCGAGAACACGATTGCAGATGTCTACGACGAATCCTTCGCCATTCTTGGCGACGAGCTCGAGAACGATCATGGCTTCGTCCGAATATTCGAATTCACCCATGCCGACGTAGTCGCCGTCTACCATGTTGAAGATGTTGATAGCCTTGCCCGATTCAATGGCTCCTTTGACGCGATCGTAAGAATTGATAAAGTTTTTCATAGTTGCCGCTTATGGCCCGTCGGCCTTGTTTAGTTGTTTTGGTATTGCAAATATAAGCATTTAATTTGAATATGCAAAACATTTTTTCAAAAAATCTGAAAATTTTTCGTCAAACTATTGCACAATGTGCCGAGGGTTCGCTCCTTTGCATCGTAAGCCTGTGATGAAGCAGGCCACGGACAAGAAAAGCGGCAACATCCGCGAATCTTAACGACGAAAGGACACGTTGTTGGTAGTAGGTTTCCTGGGAACGAGGGTCTGTGGCTATTCATCCGGCCGCAGACCCTTTTTCTATGGCAAAGAGAACGGAAGGACCCAATAAGACACTCGACAGCAAGCCCGCCCGCAAAGTGGGCCGCCCTCGTGCATATACCCCCGAAGATCTTGAAGTCAAGTTCGAGGAGTATGCAAAATGGGTGAAAGCGAATCCACGATACAGCAACAGGGTATTGGCCGACGGCTCTGTTATTCCCGTACCTTACGAACGACCGCTGACACTTGTAGGATTCTGCGTGTTCGCGGAGATTGTAGAGAATACTTTCCGGGAATACGAAAAGCAGGATGAATTTTTGAGCGTGTGTGCGCGCGTGCGCGCGCGAATCGAATCCGATCAGTTGGAGGGGGCTATGTGTGAGCAGTACAACTCGACGATTGCATCGCGTGTTCTGCATCTTGCCGACCGCCAGGATGTGACAACCAACGGCAAGGCGATAACGGCCGCAATACAGCCTATTTCCGTGGTCCTCGATCCCGAAGCTGCCAAGACTATTCAGTCCATCGGCAAAATGACAGTGAAGGAATGACGCCCGATCCCGTAACATACAGAGGCAAGACCTACAAAGTCAAAATGTACCTCTACCAGCTATACGACGGGAGCGGCGCCGTCGTCCGTATCTTCGACGAGGGAAGTTCCCGATCCGGAAAAACTTTCGACACGGCAGACTTTCTGTATGACATCTGCGCATCATCGTCCGTACCTCTTAAAATATACTGTTATCGGGCCACGCTTCAAGATTGCAAGGAAAAGACGCTGGACGACTTCCGCAAGAAGCTGCAACTACGCGGCGTATACGATCCCGATTGTATGCGTGGCGAAAACATTCTCCCTGAATATCGCATCAAGGATAGCGTGATTCGTTTCCGGGGTCTCGACAAAATGGATGTCAAAGAGGGCCACGACTGCGACATCGTATATTTCAACGAGATGCTCGACGGTGTAAGCCGTGCGCAATTCGACAATATCACCATGCGTTGCACGCGGATGGTCATCGGTGACTGGAACCCGAAATACACGGAGCATTGGGCGTTCCATATGGAGGGCGCTCCGGATACTATTTTCACGCACACGACGTACAAGGATAATCCCTTCTGCCCGGCGGGGGTTCGCCGCACAATCGAGGGATACGAACCCACTCCCGAGAATATAGCCGCCGGAACTGCCGACGAATGGCGCTGGAAAGTGTACGGCCTCGGAGTACGTGCCGCGCAGGAGGGGCTGATATTCCCCGACATCGACTGGATCGACGAATTCCCCGAAGACATCGAACGCGTTGTGTTGGGCCTCGACTTCGGATTCACAGCAGACCCCACGGCCTGCGTACGTGTCGGATTCCGCGCCCCGAACCATCTTTACTTGCAGGAGCTGATATATCAGCCTATCGACGACACTTCGAAATTATATACAGCGCTTTCGCCGCACTTCTCAAACGGAGTATCCCGATGTTATGCAGATAGCGCCGACAAATATGCCAAATCCCCCGAAAGCATGATAACCGCAATGCGCATTAAAGGGCTTACGGTTATCCCCGTGCGGAAATACCCGGGGTCTGTCATGGACGGCATCACGGCCATGAAAGGATGCAAGATACATTGCGTGCGTTCGCGCAACATGCAGATAGAAGCAAACTCGTACGTGTGGGAGACGGTGAACGGCATCGCCATAAACTACCCGCACGACGAATTCAACCATCTATGGGACGCTGCCAGATATGCCGTTCAGTCTGAATTCAAGAACCTTATTCAAATAGCTGCATAATGAATCTATTCGGCTACGAAATACGCAGGAAAAGCAATAATACAGCCTCAAATTTGCCGGCATCGACATTGAGCTACATCGGCGTACCTCCGGTATTTCAGGGATCAACTGAAACCGTGGGGACGATCGACACCAGGGGCAAAGCGGGACAAGCCAAAGCATACGCACTTTGCTCGCCGCTGATGTCTGTAATCTCGAAGAAATGCGCGGCAATTAAGAATCTACGTCTTGCAGCCACCACGGAAGACGGTGAAGATATCGAACGACCGGACGCCGTGCGGACTATATCTCGCCCTAATAGCGTGCAAGGCATCGCGGACTTCGTGGCATACATCGAGGTCATGACGCAGATTTTCGGCAAAGCCTATATCGTACGCATGGAATCAGTGGGATTCTCGGGAGCTTTCGAGCTGTTCGTTGTCCCCAATCTTTGCGTCACGGAAAATGCCGCAATATCTCCGGCGTTATCGTTCATGCCCGATGCGGATATCGTGGATTACACGGTGACCATTTGCGGGTCTTCGATGAAGATAGCCAAAGAAGATATGTTCATCGTGAGGGATGCCTCTTATGATCTCAATGCTTGCGGCGGCAACATCTCCCGAATGGTATCATTACAGAAGCCGGTGAATACTTTCGTGGCATCCTACGAAGCGGTGCATGAACTGATGATCAACCGCGGTATGCTGGCTATTATCTCGCTGACATCCGGAAGCGGCGATATTATTCGAGATGCTCGGCTGCCGGAAACAGAGTCGGAGAAGAAAAACATACAACAGGCATTCAGAAAGTACGGCATCCGGTCCGATCAATTCAAATACGCGATCACGTCCATGAATGCTGCCGTAAGTCCGGTATCGTCAACGATTACCGATCTGGGACTGACCGACGTACAGAAAGCCTGCAAGAAAGAAATTGCGGACATCTACCAAGTGCCGAGCGTGCTGCTCGACGTAGAGGGTTCAACGTACGCCAACGCCAAAGAAGCGAAGGCGATATTATATAACGACGCGATAATCCCCGAGGCGAATAATATATTCTACGTGCTCAACAGGATATATGGCTTTGAGGATTTCAAGGTGATGCCCTACTACGATCATCTTGAACTCTTCCAAGAATCTAAGCGCGAACAGGCGGCGGGCATGACCAATCTCGTAAATGCCTTGAATAACGCCGTGTCCGGAGGTCTGATGACTACGGAGCAGGCTAAAACAGAACTTTTGAAATATATCGTATAACATGAACTTATCTCAGCAAATAGAAGCGCGCCGGGCGGCAATGGGCAACACTTGCCGCAAAGAGTTCGCCGTGACAAAAGCGGACATTGCGAACGAAGACGAGCATATTATCCTCGTGAAGTTCGCCAATTTCGGTAACAAGGACAGCGCGGGCGATATTCTTATCAAAGGATGCTTCGCCAAGTCCATTAACGATAGGGGCCCGGGATCGGCCACAAACCGCAAAATCGCGTTCGTATGGCAACATGATTTCGCCGACCCTATCGGCCGGATACTGTCTATCGAAGAGCGCGAAGACGGCGCATATGCAGAAGTTAAGCTGAGCAACTTCGACGCGGTGCCGAATGCAAAGCGCGCGTGGTTCCAGCTCAAAGACGGCGATATTAATCAGTTCTCGTTCGGATTCAATTACGTATGGGACAAAATGGAATATGACGAAGCCCTCGACGCGTTCATCGTTAAGGAAGTCGTGTTGCATGAAATATCCGTCGTTACTGCCGGAGCCAACGAGGAAACGGCATTCGTCGGTGCTGTGAAGAGTTTACCGGACGCCATCAAGGTTATGAGCGATGCTCTCAATGCGGCGTCATTGGAGGAGAAAATGAAGATCAAAAAGCAAATCATCGAGACATTGAACGCAGCCGAGCCGGAGAAACCACTCACTGAAAATATGTTCGGGAAAATAGGTTCACATATCAATTAACCAAAAAACACAAAGAAGAATGGAGATTAAATCATTTGTGCTTCCCGCTGGCGTAGAGTTCAGCGAGGACGAGAAAAAGGGCCTGAACGCGCTCGGAGATTATATCAAAGGGCAGTTCGAGGAGATGGTGGCAGGCATCAAGTCACAGAACGAGATCGTCGAGGCTGTCAAGGAGGAGTTCGGGAAACTCGGGCTGTCGCCGGCGAAGATCGAAAAACTGGAGGGCGCGCTTAAAGCCCAAGGCGTCGAGATCGCCACGATGAAGAAAGGCGCTCCCAAGCAGGAGGGACACAAAACGCTGGTCGCCGCTATGGAAGAGGTGCTGAAATCGGAAGAGTTCGCCGCCGCATATAAGGATATGCGGAACGGACGAGGCAGAGTATCGACGGGTGAGTTCGCACTCAAACTCGACACGTCGGCCATAACGAACGAAGACCCCAACCGCACCGTGCTGACGACGAAGATTTACGCAGACGCCAGCCCCCGCAATGCGTTCGTGCAACTCTTCACGCGCATCAATGTGCCCGACGACAAGAACCGCATCATGTACAACGATGCTTCCTACACCGACGGCACCGGGTATGCAGAGGAGATGACAAAGCACACCAATACCGACACCGCCACGCTTACGGGCAAATACCGTGAGCTGGCAAAACTCGGTTCCGTGCTTCCTTTCTCGGCTGAGAGCGCCGAAGATTTCGGGTACTTCCTGGCATGGGCGCAGACGAAGGCCCAGCAGGGGATCGCAGCCAAACTCGATTCTCTGCTGTGGGACGGTGACGGCGTGGATACCTCCAAGCCCAAACACATCTACGGGCTGAAAGCATCCGGCGTTACGGCATTCAATGCAACGACGGCGGGTGTGGCAGCCAGCGTGTCGGCGCCGAACATCGCCGACCTGATCCTCGCCATGAAAACGCAGGCAAAGGTCGGGACCAACGATTCGATGGCTCCGAATTACGTGCTGATGAACTATGCCACCGAATTCAAGATGCGCACGCTGAAGAACACCCTCGGCGACTACATCACGGTGCTGCCCAATGGGGCTTTGTCGGTGCATGGTATGACGATTATCCCGACCCCGAAACTCTCGGCCTCGGAGCTCGTCGTGCTCGATTCCACGACGCTCCAGCTGCACGACAAGCGCAATATCACTATGGAGATCGAGCGCGTCCCGGAGACGGATTCGTATCGTCTGTGGCTGTGGTATCGCGGGCAAGCCCTCGTTACACGGCCGGATATGAAAGCGAATATCTATGTCGCCGACATCAACACCGCTCTGGCCGCCATCGAGAAAGCAACAGCAGGACCGACCGAGTAACCCATGAAAGCGAAAGATGAAGCAGCTATGACACGCGCCCCCGTTAGGCGCGGTCGTCGCGCCCTTAAAGCCAACGTCCTGCGCGTCGAAGTCATTAGAGCGCACGACGGGATCAACAAGGGCGAAATACTCATCAAATCGCGGGCAACTGCGGAAATGATGATCGCCAAAGGGTTCTATAAAAAGGCCCTGGAGGAGTAACCGGATAGGGGCGGCAACACGCCGCCCCTTCTTCAAACAAAATAACATGATCTTAGACGAGCGATATTTTACCTATCCCGAGACATATATTGCGGGGATAGAGAGCAAGAGCGACGGTAAACCCGCCGGATCTGCCCCCAAAATCATAAGCGACATCCAGGCATATATCGCCAAATACGAACCTCGGTTTCTGCGAATGCTTCTGGGGTCGGATGTAGCCGACAATATTGAGGATTACCCAGCTATTGTGGCGCTGCTGGCTCAACCGGACAAGGGGACATCCGTAATTGCCAAGTATATCTATTTCTACTACTCGCGCGACCATATGACATTCAACACCGTTGCCGGGGAAAAGCTGAAGAACACCGAAAGCAGCACCCGGACATCCCCGACGCATCGGCTCGTTCGCGTGTGGAACGATATGGTAGGCGAATGCCGAGAGATCATCCGCATCGTTGACGATGTTAAGCTATCCCCAGACTTTTACGCAGAAATATTCGAACCAATCAATATTTACAACCTATGAAGATAACCCCCAAAGATACGGTTAGTGATGTTGTGATGCGCAACCGTGCATTATTCAGCATGGGTACCGAACGTATCGTCAAAACCATCCAAGACCTGCCAGAACCCGAGTTCGTGCCTATGAAACGCCGGATGTGGTTCGACAAACGGCTGCCCGTGCGTGACATTGCCGACATCACTATGGGCGAACTGAACGCCATAGAAGCCCGGAAACCGTCGTACGAATATTTTTGCATCGTGCTCGGCGTGATGCTCGGGCTCACGAAATTCAACCGCATAGGCGTTGACGGTAATCCGGACTGGAACGCGGAGTTCAGCATAGACGAGGAGCAAATCGGACGCCTCCGGTTCATCCGTGCCCAGCGCTATTTCATTGCCATACAGAAAGGGTTGGAAGGTATCGGCAAATCGTGGGAAAAGCTGGAAATGCCCCTCACGGCCGCCGAGATGAAAGCGCGTGTCAAGCGACCCAATCGCGGTCTTGTTGCCGTCTGCCGCAAATACTGCCAGATCATGAACGGCGCCGTAGATATGAATAAAGCATGGAATACGCCGTGGGCGACAGTATACGAAGCATTCGAGGCATGCAAGTGCGACAACATGGAACAGCGGGCCATCTATGAAGCGAACAAATCTAACGGGAAACGAAGACGATGAGAAGCCTTAGTAAGATACTTAAAGAGTGCGCCGAGGCGGAGGGACTGTGCTCCTATATGTACGCCCGGATAGCCGAAGCGAACTACCTGATGGACGATGTCAAGCAATACCCAGTATTGCTCCGTCAGTTCAACGAGACGATTTCTGAAACACGGATGTCGGACATGCGACGCCGGACGACGACGCTCTATTTCTGCGACGCCCTCGGGGAAGCGGAGCCGGACACGGAGACCGAGGTGCAGCCTATTGTCGAAAAAATGGAAGAACGGGCATTCGCATTTATCAATCGGCTACGGTCAATGGGCCTCGAAGTAGAACTCGTATCCAACGCGACGCCTTTTTACGGCAAATTCGACGTATTGGTGGCCGGCGTAACCCTAAGCGCTACGATGACCTATAACATCTGCTGATATGCCCACCATCCGGCAAATAGAGGAGATATTCAGCCCCGAGCGGATCATCACCATCTGTGAAGACGAGTTCGGTTCGCTCGCCGAGCAGATCGCCTTCAATATAATGACCAAGAGGACCAACAGCGGCGCCGATGTCAACGCTTTGGGGCTTCCGGAGGAAACGACCGGAGCGACGACCGAAAGCCTTAAAACCATTCATGAATCTACGAACGGCGGACTTACGGTCTCATTTGTCGGGCGCAAAGGCATCAAGAATATCGACGAAGGAAGTTCCCCACAGGATGTGCAAGAGGAGTTCGGCAGCTTCGAGGCATTCCGGAACGCGATAGAGCGGTGGGCGCGGGTTAAAGAATCGAGATGGAACCTTGACCCAAGATCGATAAACGCATATGGCGTCGCTTCAAGCGTCTGGGATCACGGAAGCGTGCTTTATCAAGAGGGCGGAGGAACGGAGATAATGAAAGACTTACTGCCCGAAGTTGTCGATAGAATCAGCAAAAAAATAACAGAGGAACTCGATACATCCATTTATCAACTATTAGATGCGACGATAGAATTATGATATTGCACACAAATGACGTATTCAAGGTAACCCGCCCAGAGGATATCTTCGAGACCCGGGGCCGTTTTGCGTATTTTCGGGTTGAACTGCTCTCCCAAAAGGGGAATATAGACGTGTCCCTTAAATTGATAGGAGGGTCCGATTGGACATTCACTCGGTCTATCACTTTGACACGCAAAACTAACGACAAAGGTGTGGCGGTATTCCCTGTTGGGCAAATATGCGAAAGTCTGATAAAAGGGACCAAATCAAATTTAATCACCTATGTAATTGCCGCCTCCGAATATGACCATGTTGGACCGGCTCTTTACGCAGTCCCCGGATTTGCAGACCGGGAGATTCTCCCCGGATGGGGAGATGGGGAAAATATTTCACAATTCTATCCCGCTGCCCCCTGCATTGTGGTCTATCCGCACGCAGGATTCGAGCAGTCGCTATTTTTCCCGAAACAAACGGGCGAGCTTTTCGTGCTTACGCCCTCCTCGACAACAACAGAGAAATACATCGGAAATTCGACATTTTCTCCCATCATCCCGTTTGATCCGGCAAAAATCCCATCTGAAGACCTTGGCAAGCCGCTTGCTGTGGGAGCCACCCCGACAGACTATAATGCGGAGATACGAACTTACTACGATTATTGCACCAAGGGGATATTTTTGAAATGGACGGATGCTGCCGGTATCCCCTATTTATACCGATGGACGCCGGAATCCCAAACCGACGAAATGTCTGTGGAATCTACTTATCATCAACTCGACGATACGCTGACACCTCGCGACGTGCAGAACAAGACGCTGGCCAAACGCTATACCTTGCATAGTCGCATTGTTGAAAGGGATGTTTTCAACTTGTGCCGCACGATCCTCGGATGCCAGGATTTGTTTATGTACGACCCGGATGCGGGCAATTGGGTGCGTTTCATGGTTGAAGATTCGGAATCCGAAGACACGGGCGCGCCGATGCAAGATTTGGTCGTTGAAATAGTAAGATACGAATATCTATGACAACCTACGAACTATACATCAACGATATTCTGTGCGACCTTTCGAGCGACGAGGTCGTAACCCTGCTCTATCAAAGTCCGATATTTTCGAACCTCGACAGCATCCAGTCGAACCGTTCCTACAATATTGCGCTGCCGCCTACGCCTGCCAATATGCGGGCTATAGGTCAGGCAGCCCGCCCGGATGTGGATGCTGACGCTCCGTATGTACGACTTCCGGCGATGTTGTATCAGGACGGGGTGCCGCTGTTCACGCAGGGATTCGCCGTGGTAACGGATATTGCGGATACGATCAATGTAACGCTTACGTGGGGCAATGCGGATAACTTTCAGCCTCTGTTTGACGCGAATCTGCGGGATTTGGGGGCGCAATTGGAAGAATTCGGAACGGACCACATTGATTGGAACGAGAACACGGCTATTTTGGAAGGAAATACGACCAATGAATACCCCGGCGTAGCGTTTTGGGGCGTGAATTTCGGAATGGGGTTGTCGAACCCCAAGTATTTGCATCCGTCCGTGCAGGTGAAAACAATTCTTTCGGCTATCGAAAAGTATAACGGAATTGCCATTGACGGAAAGGATCGGTTGGCATACAGCAAGAATCTTGGGCCTATTATCCCGCTGGTGTCGAAAAATGGAGATGAGGTAAGCGGGAAAGCAGAGGAAGTAATATGCCAAAGCGATTATCCTTCACACGTTGGTTCGTTTTCCGCAAATGGAGATAGTACCGGATATTCCATAATCAAGCCTTTGTTTGTTAATAGGCCTGATTTGTATAACACAAGCACCGGAGCCTATGATTGTAATGGGGGCCAAACGTCCATCATTATATCGGACTTGTATATATCAGGCGATTGGCATACAGGGCCTAATGGTGTAGAATTACAAATAATAGGCAATGATGATTATAATAATATTTTATACTCTATACCAGTAGCCTCTATAAATATAAACACGATACATTTTAAAGCAAAGGAATTTACTATTGATACGAAAGGTATACGTTCTTTGAAATTGGTATTGACAAAGCGCAAGGCGCAAGGCGGATCTACCACAGGAACTATACGCATGAAGACATTCCCCCGCGATGAAGTACATCTCCCTTCCATCTTCCCCATCGCTCCCAATCTCCCCGACATCTCCCAAGGCGATTTCATCCTCGCCTTGATGTCCATGAACGGTCTGTTTGCCTATGCGGACAAGGACAGCCCTAACACGATCAAGTTAATCAGCATCGACGATATAATCGCCAATGTTCAGAAAAACGACATCATCGACTGGAGCGACCGGGTTATCCTGAACGACCTGCACCGAGTCGATATGCCCGATGCCTCGGCTTTCACCATTGACGATCTTGCCCAAAGCAACATCCTCGACTACGACAACGACGACGATGTAAAGACCGACACATACGGCACCATCACGATCCGCAACGAAAACATCGAGAAAGAAACGGAGCTGGTGTCGCTGCCTTTCTCTGCATCTGAAAATGCAACGACGGACGGGGTAAATTGCGCCGTTGTGCCGATCTACGAGGATCACAGTACAGAAGACAAGGAGAATATCACTTATTCGGAGTGTTCGCCACGGATATTATCGGGGCGGGGAGCGTTTATGTCGGGCATTGCCCGATGTATTGGCGTATTCGATCCGTGGATGAAGTTCGGCGGCGAGGAAGG